CAGAAATTAATAAAGAATTACCACAACCCCAAATTTCAGATACACCGGCATTCATTGCAACCGTTGTCTGTGATAACCCATTTAACTTATCTGCTTTGTACTTAAAACGATTAAATCTATTTTCAAAATCAGTCCACCAGAATCTAGGACCGGTGCTTTCTTTTTCAAGCTTCCATGTTTCAGAAAATATATACCCGCCTCCATTTCCAACCCTAGAATCGACATACGTCATCAAACCTTCATATCCATTACGTTTTGAATATCTTAATGACTCTTTCGTTAGCCTTCCAATCCACCCTCTAACAGAAATTCCTGGTATCATTGCAGACCTAGCAACTTCTAATCGGGAAGATTTTGAAGCATGAAAAGGTTTCCGTAAAGACATCGCTGCATATACTTTACCTGACCCATCAATAAGACCAAACGTAACAATATTTTTTGCTGGACCTTCAAGATGAGATTTTTCAAAAAAGATATTTGACGATTTTGAATCTATCTCTTCAAGCTTCAATGACCTTGCATCGTAAGTTTCTAGACACTTACCTAACCTGTGACGAAGCATTCCTTCGACAACGTTTCGTTTATCTCTCCATTCATCTTCATAAATTCCAAAAAAACGATACCCTGCGCTTACCGTAGCCAGTCTCTTTTTTTCATGATAATCTTTGTCCAAAATTCTTGCAGATGAATGCCAATATAAACCGTTATATTCGATTGCAAGACGGCTTGATTGAACGAGAACATCTATCTCTAATGGAGATATGAGGGATCGATCATTAGAGACTGCGGCGGCGCCAAGAGATCTAACAAAATCCAATACTTCCAATTGACCTTTTGATTCCTTGGGATGACACACATGGCATATAGGGGTTGCCTCAATCATCATCATGTTTTTTAGTTGGATCGATCGGCAGTTCCTACATTTCAATCGAAGCTTTTGATATTTGTTTCGATACTCTTTTGGATTCGATAACAAATCGAATATGCCAGTTTCATTTATCCTAGATTCAACTTCATCAGGTGACAATCTCTTCGCAGATGCATCAAGATTATTTTTATAATTCTCACTTATAGAAATCGATGACTTTAATAAAGAATTATTCACGTCCTTCGTGAGCCCAAGATTCCAAGGCACAAGCTCACCGGAAGCATACATTCTTTTCTTTGTCTCAGAAACCTTCTTGGCAACCTGAATTGCTTTTTCTGGATTTAAAACATGCCAATCAGTTATTTTTCCTGTATCATAACCTTCTTTTAAAGATGATGATATCTTCGCGCTTGCCGCTGCAACCTTCTCTGAAGATTGCTTCGTTAACCCAGAATTCCAAACAGAATATTTTCCTTGTTTGTATCCCTCAGATCTTTTCTGAGCAAACTCAACTTGTTTATCTGGATTTAAATAAACAGAATCAACTCTTGCGTTGTGTCCCCTAACATACTTTGAAGTGAAACCTTTCTTCCATCCCGCCCAGCTTAATTTCTCTTGGCATGTTTCGCTACAAGAACATGTTGGATGTACTCCATCAAAGTGAATATCAAGGTAATGTTGAAGATGATTTTCAATAGTATGCACATCTGTCAGATGTTCAAGAAATCCTGATTCTTGCCCAAATGTTTCATCACATTTTGAGCACTTAATGCGAATATAGGCCACGATATAAATATATCGCAGCCCATAAAGTTGTATAATCCAGTGAGAATCAGTATTGCAGTACGCAGTTGTCGTAACGAAGTGTTAGGGCAATTTCAACGGGAGCTCCATCTTCGTATGTAACTTCATTGAAGTTTGCATCTGTGATGAATGCACCTTTGATGTCCCATAATTCTACAACAGTACCAACTGGGTCAAGCAACTTTAATTGAATGTCGCGCTTGTAGAAATCTGCATAACCAGAGCGTCCGGATACTGATTCGAAGTGGAGACGAATCCACTCCATGACCTGTTGTGCGCCAGACGGTGCAATTGGATCGTGAAGCGTAACGTTCAACTGACCGAATGTTGTCTTTCCTGCAAGGTAACGAGTTGAGTTGATGAACGGGATAGCAACTTCTTCAGTTGTGACTTGAGGACGTGCAGCCGTCTTCATTATATAAGCATCGATACCTTCAATCATAAGAACCCAACGGTTCTTGCGCTTTGGCTCGAATTTATTGGGAATCATCGATGTAACGTCTAATGTCTCAGCCATTGTAAAATTCTCCTATTTGAGGTAAGTATTCATAAGTATTCTTGTATGAAAAACATAGATATTTTTTCATCAAATTTTTTCAACTTAAGAATATATTATGAGTGATGGAAGACCAAGAATCGATGGCTACTGATAAAAGTTCGTTGAGAAAAGTTGTTTGTCCGTTGTGCGGAAGCTTTGAATCAAAAAGATTGACTTCATTTGAACGGCATCTCATAGAGAAGCATGGTACGACGTCCAAAGATTTATGGGATGAGTTAAACCACGGGCCGATAAAATGTGCATGTGGTTGCGAAAACTTGACAAAATGGAACGGGTGGTGGAATGGATATTCAAGCGTCATCAACGGACACAACGCTTACATCTACAAAGTTATGGATGAAGAATCAGCAAAAAAAATTGCTGAAAAAAGATCTAAGTCATTGATGGGAAAACAAGGATGGGCTGCGGGATTGTCTAAAGAATCTGATGACAGAATAAAGAATAGAGCGGCCGCGACGAGTAAAGGAAGAAAAGAAAAATTTGACGAAGGAATAATCAAGATTTGGAACAAGGGACTAACATCTGAATCTGATGAGAGAGTGCGTAGAGTCAAAGAACATTTGAAGGATAGATTCAATAGGGGAGAACTAATCCCTTGGGCAAAGGGGTTGACAAAAGAAACTGATGATAGGGTCAAGAAGATATCACAAAAGGTTTCAATAAAATTAAAAGAAAAGCAGATAAGAAATAGGTTGGATCATTTAAAAAGATTGTCTCATGATGAAATAAGAGGAAGGATAGAAAAATCCGGACAGTTGACCGTAGTAGGTGGATTAGAAAGCTATTTAAACGATGCGCAAAAAGTTATCATAGTAGAATGTAACGGTTGTGGAAAACAATTTCAAGGATCATTAAGAAGCCTTCAACGAGGGCGGTGTTTTTCATGCTCTCCAGGAGGATCTGCTGCGCAAGAAGATCTCGCAAAATGGATTGAATCATTGGGCTTCTGCGTAAAAAGAAACGTAAGAAAAACGTTAGGCGGTCTTGAATTAGATATTTTTGTTGAAGATAAAAACCTTGCGATAGAATACAACGGATTGTATTGGCACAGCCATGTTAATAAAACACAAAATTATCACGACAATAAAACGATTCAGTCTGAATTATCTAACGTCAAGCTAATGCATGTATTTGAAGATGAATGGAGAGACAAACGAAATATCATCAAGTCAATGATATCATCTAGATTAGGAATATCATCACAAGTTGTTCATGCAAGAAAGTGTAAAATTCGAACGTTAACGAAACAAGAAAGAAAAACTTTCTTTGAAGAAAATCATGCAGACGGAGATGTACCATCTATCATAACATTTGGATTAGTAGATGGTGAAGAAATAGTATATGCATTGTCTCTAAGAAAACCTTTTCATAAAAAACATGAAGGAATAGAGATAGCCAGGTGTTGTCCTAGGACAAACCACAACGTTCCAGGTGGGATAAGCAGGCTCATTAAATATTCTAAAAAATGGGCAAATGAAAATGGTTATAATAAAATAATAACATATGTTGACAGCCGTTGGGGAGGAACTGGAAGCGGATATACGTACGCTGGATTTGTATTAACGTCTATCACACCACCTAGATTTTGGTGGACTGATTTTGAAAACAGATACAACAGGTTCAAATTCAAAGCAGACGCATCAGAAGGATTGACTGAGGCCCAAGTTGCAGAACATGCAGGAGTCGTAAAAATATGGGGATGCAAAAACCTTGTTTTTGAATCAAACGTTTAAGTTTCTGATTGAAGATTATTTGATATTACATAGTCTATGGATACATAATCTATAGATTTTGTGGGTTTGATATAAATTTTCCCACGAAGAGTTTGATTATCAATATCATTTTGCGTAGTTGTTGATGTATCAACTTCTACTTTGTATTTTTCTAATCCAAATGATGACTGTATAGACGATAAAACGGATTCAACTTCAGACGTAAATCTAGAAATAATAGACTCTTTGTTAGGTTCAAAAAGTAATCTTAGGCCTATAATCCTAACTTGTCTCCTAACCTCAAGTAACATTCTTCTAACGTTTATTCTAGACAATGATGATAGAGCCGTTTTTGATCTACCTAACGTTTTTTGTCCACCTATAACTATTCCTGTTTGTTGTCCAGAAATTGATGAATTAGAAGCAACGAAAAAATTAATGTTTTTTTCATATAATGAATCAAAGTCAACTTTTTTTAACTTTGACACGACAGAGAGAACATTGTCCGCGGCGCCGCCTGTATTTCCTGCCGGGGATGACCATGGTTGTCTTAATAGATCGTTGATAGAAAAACAGCCTAAAGCTGCAACTGATGGTGGGACTACGACAGAATTAACCCCATAAATCGTTTCGTTTACTTTTATTTCTACATCTGGATAGTACGCGGCTGCATATGATGTATTCACCGCGCGCGCTTCAAAGTTATCGACAGTTTTTCGTAAATTTGGTACAAAAGTGTTGCTATAAGCTTCTCGTTTAGAGATCTGTATTTGGTTATCATTGTCATCTATTTGTTCTATATCCATTAAATACAGGCAATCCATTCTTGATTCAGCAACATCACATGCCTCATTAGTTATAATAGGAATTCTTATTCCAGGTATTGCGAATAAATTAAAATCTACTGCCGTAGTATCATTTATGATTTCTAAAGCTTTTAGATAACAAGCTACCGTTGATCCTTCGGTTTTTCCTCTGCTTTGATCATCCATATCTGCAATTGCAGCTTCATTCGTCAAATTAAATTCATTTATATCAAAGATATTCGTACCATCAAATCCGCCGCAAAGAGAAGTTTGAAATGATAAGAAATTTCTGCTTATTTGATCATTTAAATCTTTTAAAGACACTCGTCGAGTTTTTGCATCTTCATCAGTTGATATTACTCCGCCTCTTATATAGGTTGCGTAAGCCCAATCATCCTCAGCCGCATAACCAGTAGAACTTGTAGTAATTTTTATATTCTCTAATGTAAATAAATTATTACAAAATCTATCTGCATCTATGATTCCTAACGTAGAAGTATCAGGAGTTCCTTCATTATCAGAGACTGAAAAATTAACATTTGTTGTTGAATGATTTGGAAAATATGAAAGAAAAGAAGAAAAGTTTTTTTGATAAGAACTATTTTGATTTTTTAAATTAATAACATGATCAAATTTAATTCCCCATCTTCTTTTTTGAGAAGCCTTTTGTGAACCGTTATTAAAAAAAGCAATATTTTTGGTTAGCGGAATAGGAGGAATTACAAGATTTTTTAAAAAATTTGAATTTGTTAATGCTGTAGCATCTGAACCTCCCAAGGGAGCCATAACGTTTGACCCAGACGTAACTATATGAGGTAGTCCTCTAAACCCAAACGGAACTGCATATGAAGGAATTTTTTCATTAAAAACTTCATCTGATACTTCAACTCTAACATAATCTGATAGAAGAGGATAGTTTCCTTCTATTACTATTTTTTGGTTACCTTCTGTTCTATCAAAATCAAAATATGAATGTCTATCTCCTATTACCTTTGAAATGTAACGTTCAGCGCTTGGATTGAGAGACAAGTTATTATACCTTTCAAGCGGAGTTTTGTCTTCATCAAGATCGTCAAAGTTTCTTATCGTTAAATCGAATGTTCCAAACTTATATTCAAGATCATTTCTTTCAGGCGTTATATTACTTATGATTATCTTATATTTTCTAAGCTGCTCTCCATCATCAAGTAGGTGTAGCTTAAATAAGTTTACATGCTTTCCTTGAATTTTTTGAGAAATTATCCATGGAGAAGAAGCATGAGAAAACCTATCTCTAAAATTTTCATAATTCGGCGTTGAAGTACTTCCAGTATCTCTAGACAATGATGACGTTAACAAAAAAACAGATCTTTCAGTAGAAAAAACTCTGGAAGAATCACTTAAACATCCAGCTCCAAAATTAACTACGCTCGTTCCAGTTAACGTAGCGATGGATGGATGAATATCCCAGTGTGCTGCAAGATAATGACCTGCTTGTTGAATCAAAGATGCTGTCGTATTGAGAACTTTTGTTATGTATAAATCCGATTGCATATCTAAAGATGCAGTTATTACATTCGGATAGGCTCTGTGGTTTCCTTTATGCCCGTTTAACAAAATAACAAATTGTTGTAACTGTACACCAGAATTTTCATCAAATAATTTGACGTCTCCTACAGTAGTTCCTTTAGACGTTAAATCAGAGCCAATTTCAGTAGAAGATGGTTTGCTGGAATCTTGACCCACGGCAGAAGCTGAAAGTCTTAAAACAACGCCAGAAGGAGCCATCAAAATTCCTCTAACGATAGGAACTGATGTGTTTATTCCTATTCCATTGATGCTTCCAGTTCCTTGAAGTCCAGCTTCATTAAAAAATGTAGAACCAATAGATTCTGACATGAAACACCCTAAGAAATATGTTCTTCCTAAAACGCCATTTTCGTTTGCATATGGGTTTGATGAAAGTATACCTGACGATTCTGATGGTTGTTTTTCTCCGACGGTAAATCCCGAATTCGCAACATCTCCTGAATTTGATCCAAAAGAAATTCTTTTTTTACCGTTTCCTACTCCTAAAACTCTTATAAATGTTACTGATCTTTGATTTGCTAACCATTCAAAAACTGCAAAAGGAGCATAATTCGTTACTCTGCCTGTAGACGAAAATTTAGATCCTAAAATGTAAGGAAACCCAAACGTAGTTTCAAAATCAGCTAATCTAGAAAAGCTGGTTGGTATAAATGCTGGTCCTTGAGGTGAAGAACCAATAATCAAAGCCGGTGTAGATGCTGTTGCATTTTTATTCGGGTCGACAGTGTTTCCTGCATCACTTGCAGAAATGCCAGGAGAATTATAACTGTATTTAGATTCAGACATTTATTAACTTCTTTTAGTTCATAACTATGCTGTTTTCAAATCTATACAACCTAAATTACAAAAGAAAATGGGCTTCTTATGAAGCCCTTAAAAATTTATTTGATATTTTGATGTTAAAACAAAACATCAATTATTTTTTATCAAATTAATTTCATTGTACTTGTTGAAGGTTGTTGGCCACAACGAAGTCCAAGGACACGAACTCAATTGTCTTCGTGGGTTGCAAGAAGATCTTTCCGCGAACAGTGTTGTTTTCGACGTCTTGTTGCGTTGTCGTTGAAGAATCAATGATGACGCGGAATCTCTCAAGACCAGCAAGGGCTTGAATTCTTTGCAATCTTGGTGTGACGGCTGCGGTGAATCTTGCAAGCGTTGCTTCACGATTCGGTTCGAATATGATTGTTTGTGCAATCTCTCGAACTTGTCGACGAATATCGATGAGAAGACGCCTTACGTTGATTCTATCAAGAGCAGATGCAGATTGAAGCATCGTCTTTTGTCCCCATACAACGACTCCGCCCTTTGGACCGGTTCCACCACGAGTATTTGTCGCTGGAGCGTAGAGAGGGTTTATGTCTTCATCATATAGAGAATCCAAATCTGAATCCTTCAATTGGATGCTAGTCTCTAAAGTCGAAGCTAGATCTCCTCTCGTCAAACCTGCTGGTGCAAACCATGGATGACCTAATGCATCGTTCAATGCTAAAGCTCCCATTACAACGACCGAGGGTGGTACGATGACTGAGTTTGTTTGTAATGATGGATCTTTAATTAAAACGTCAGGAAAGTAAGACGCGGCAAATGAAGTGTTGATGTTTCTTGCCTTGTGTTGAGCCACTGTTTCAGTGACTGAAGGCTTAACGTTAGACGTGATGTTTATTAAGTTTCCATCCTTATCTACTTGTTCAACATCCATTATGTAAAGAGCGTCAAAACGTTCTTCAGTCGCTCTGATAGCTTCATCAGTAACGATCGGTGCTCTAATACCTGGTATTGCTAGAAGTTGAATATCAACATTCGTTGTATTCTTCATTACCTCTAATGCCTTCAAATATGAAGATACGTTTGGTCCTGAAGATCTTCCTCTGTTAACGTCATCCATGTCTGCGACGACTGCAGCGTTGTTAATTTCTGACTCATCCTTGTCAAAGATGTTGACCCCGTCAAATCCTCCTTGCATGATGAAAGAGAACTTAAGAAACTTTCTGTTCATCGAAGTGGAAAGATCGCTGACACTTACTGCTCTTGTCTTTGCTGAATCATCTGCAATGATGTTTCCTTTTCTGACGTAAGTAGCATGCTTCCAGTCATCATTTTGAACGACTGTTCCATTTGATCCTGTCAATATCTTGACATTTTCTAGAGTAAACAAGTTGTTGCAGAATCTATCAACATCAATGATTCCATTTTGATCAGTGTCAGCAGCACCTGAGTTATCGCTGACTGCAAAGTTTATATTAGCTGTAGAATGAACTGGAAAATGTTTTGTAAAGCTGTTGAATGACTTGTCTTGTAAAACTGAGCTATTTTGCTCTGTTAAACTTGTTATATGCTCAAACTTTGCACCCCAGTGGTATCTTGAGTTAACCTGAGTCTGTTGCCCTGTTCCATCATTTAAATGATTTCTGAAAGGAAGCGGAGGCTCAACTGTATTTCTTAAGAATGTTGAAACTGAAAGTGCAGAAGAATCAACCATTTCTAGAGAAGTCAATGGAGATGACCCAGAAGTAACTAAGTGAGAAATTCCTCTAAAACCCATCGGAAGAGCAGTAGGGTCAACCGCTTGTTCAGAAACCGCTGATGAAACTTCTACTCTAACGTACCTTGATCTTAGCTCATAGTTTCCTTCGATGACAAGCTTTTGTGCAGCTTCGTCACGATCGAAATCGTAATATGCTTCAATATCACCTATTACTTTAGAAATGTATCTATCTGAAGAAGGATCTAGGTTGATTCCTTCCCATTTCTCTAGAGCCTTTTGATCGATGTCTGTGTCATTTAAGCTTCTTATTGCCAAACTAAATGATCCATACTTGTTAAGAGGATCAGAAGATGGAGTGATGTTGTATATTGAAATCTTAAATTTATTAGAAATTCCATTACCAGAATCTAGGGAATGAAGTTTAAATAAGTTTTCATGAGTTCCACCAAATTTTTGAGAGATTACCCAAGGAGATTTTGCGTTTGAAAATCTGTCTCTGAATCCTTCGTAGTTTGGAACGACCGAAGATCCAACATTTCTTGCTAAAGAAGAAGTCAATAAGAAAACAGACCTTTCGCTGTTTTCAACTGGAGATTCTGAAACTACTCCTGTACCTGTGACTGCTGCTAATGTTGGGTGAATATCCCAGTGTGCCGCAAGATAATGTCCTGCTTGCTGAATCTTATATGGATCGGTGTTTAAGACCTTGCTGATATAATTTGCTGCAGTTACATCAAACGATGCAGTTAAAACGTTTGGATATGAAGAATCAGTTCCTTTATGACCGTTAAGAAGAATTGTGAATTCTTGCTTTTCATGAGAAGAACCGAACACCAATGAACCTAAAAGGGTTCCCTTTGCAGTAGCGTCAGAACCGACAAGGGCTGAGGAAGGTTTGCTTGAATCAAGCATATTAGCAGAAGCTGAAAGTCTTAAAACGACGCCAGAAGGAGCCATCAAAACTCCTCTAACGATAGGAACCGATGTATCTTCTCCAATTCCGTTAGAGCTTCCTATTCCTTGAAGTCCAGCTTGATTAAAGAAATTGCATCCAGCAGACTCAGACATGAAGCATCCTAAGAAATATGTCCTTCCTAAAACTCCATTTTGATTTGCATAAGGATTTGAAGATAAAGTACCATTTGAAGAAGGTAATTGTTCTCCAACAGTGAATCCAGCGTTCGTTACATCTCCAGCGACTTGACCGCTGATTGATCTCTTTTTACCATCTCCGACGCCCAAAACTCTAAGATAAGTAACTGAAGTTGCTCTTTTAAGCCATTCAGCTACAGCCATCGGTCCAAACTTCTTAGAATCGCTAGCACCGAATTTTGCAAAAAAGTCATTTAGTGTACCATAAGTTAAAGGAACGAAAGCTGGTCCTTTCACTGCGGTACCAATTATTCCTGCAGGGACTCCTGTAGGTGATGTCTCAACTGGTCCTGTTAAATCAATTTCTCTAGCTGTTACCCCTGCGCTTCCAAATTTGAGCTGTGCCATTTATTTCGCTCCTACGACTTGCTTGATAAGTATCAGATTACCTACGAATTTTTAATATCAAACGAACTGAACTCCTGAATTTGTTACGATGAAGTCAATTGCTATAAACTCAATTGCTCTTGTCGGAACAACGACGATTCTTCCATTAAGTCTGTTAAGATCGACATCTTCTTGTGTATTGTTAGTTTCATTCATGACGACTTGGTATGCTTCAATACCAGCTTGTGCTTGAATTAATCCTAGTTGAAGTATCGAATCTGCAACGAACTTATTACGAACCGCTGGAGTGTTTTGTTCAAACACTATTCTATTTGCTATATTGATTATCAATCTCTTGACTTCTAAAAGTAATCTACGAACATTGACTCTATCAAGTGCAGACTTTCTTATCTGTAGCGTCTTCTGCCCATAAATTACGAATCCAAGTCTTGGGAATGTTGCAATTGGATTGATTCTTGCGTCGTATAGTCTATCTCTGTCAGAAACATTAAGTCTGACTTCAACGTTGTTGACGAAGTCAAGAGCTGCTCTGTTGAATCCTGCAGGAGCGAACCATGGATATGCAACCTTATCGTTAAATCCTAATGCTCCTAGTGCAGCAACTGATGATGGAACTTTTACGTATCTGTTATTTGCTGTGTCATTTACGTAAACGTTAGGGAAATAAGTCGCAACATAATTGTTGTCGAAAGATCTAGCCTCAAATGTTGCAGCAGTGTTTTCGATGTTAATTTTTGTAGTTGAATCATCGTAGATACGATTATTGCTATCATCGTAGTTTGGAAGATCCATGACATACATTCCCAATCCATAATCTCTTATTTTCTTTGATGTATAGTTCGTTATGTAGTCCTCTCGAATTCCTGGGAGTGCGAGTAGATTAACGTTAACCTGTAAAGGATCTGTCATAACGTCTATTGCGGTGATGTATGAATTGACAGCGTTGTTATCAACACCAGCTCCTGCAAGATTAGTTAACATTCCAGGAGATACGAACGTAGATGATGCACCTCCCAAGGGTGTTTCAAAGGATGTAGCTTTATCATTCATCCTTGCTGCTGCAGGATCTAATATGTTCAATCCGTCAAATCCACCTTGCATAAAGGTAGTAAATTTAGCAAATGAAGAATATTTGTTGAACTCATACGGTTCGCCATTTGATAACAACGATGCAAACGTTATTCTTTCTCCTAAGAAAGGATCATTGATTGTATATGTTGTTGGATCGACTTTTGCATTTCTAATGTATGCAGCTTCTTTCATGTGAGATCTAACAGTACCAGTAAGCTGTGTGAGCGTGCCTGCAGAAAATGCAACCTTGGATAATGAAAACTTGTTGTTATTAAAGTTATCTGCTCCAGAGCCGGTCACAAAAACGTCTAACTTTTTGATTCCACCAAACTTAGTATAGCTTTCTAATAGAGAATTTTTTACTTCTGAAAGGTTAGAATTTAACGGAAGGTCATTTCTCTCAAACTTAACTCCCCAATAAAACTGAGGTGATGCAACTTCTTGAGGTCCAGGATCTCCATCCCATGCAGGAGTTGTCATCGGGCCTTTTGTTACTTTGAACCTGAATGGAACAGGAGGAAGAATTGATTGAGAAAGAATTCCGACTGAATCAATAGAAAACACTCCAGTCAATCTGCTTGCAGCAGTTAAACCGTCAGACAAAGAATCATTTGTTTTTAACAGTTCAGGTCCTCTAAATCCGAATGGCAATGAAACAGCTGGAACTTTTTTGTCTTCTACATTTTGGGAAATTATTACCCTAACATATTTGGAAACGTTATCATACTTTCCGCTAGTTATTATTCTTCTTTCAGAAACTATATCTTGATCAAAGTCATAGGTTACTTTTCTATCTCCGATGACTTTTCCAATGTAGTTATCCGAATCTGGATCTAAAGAACAATTAACAAATTCTTCTAGAACGGCTGGATTTATATCTGTATCATTCCAGTCTCTTACTTGAACGTTAAACGTTCCATATTCATATGCTTCATTTTCAGAAACTTTTAGATTTGTTATTGAAATTTTGTATAAGCTATTTGCATATGCACCATCATCCAATGACTCGATTTGGAACAAATCATATTCAGTCGCTCCAAAAGGTTGCGATATAAAGTTAGAAGTTTTTGGTGATGTAAATCTTGTGTCGAATGCTCCGAAAGCTTTTCTAAATGTAGAAGAAGGTTCTCCTGAGACATTGCTAGAGCTTAATGATCCGGACAAAATTGCAACATAATCATCATTTTCTACTTTCGCAATTTCATCGTCGACTGCAAAATCAGAGTAAAGCAAATGTTGATATTGAACGAATTTTTCAGGATCTCTGTTTAGAATTTTTGCAAAATAATCTCCGCTAGAGGGATCAAGAGATGCGGTATAAATTTTTATTCCAGGTATCTGGTCGTCGAACGCGAAAGCTGAACCTAGAGTTGAAGAAATGACTAACTTAAATTTGCCACTTTTTACTTGAGCAGCATCGTCGACCGTAGTAGCTCCTGCAAAAACCGGCTGGACGCTTTCATTTCCGTCTAATACCATCATTCTGGCGCCTGAAGCTAACATCACGACTCCTCTAACAAGACTAACGTTGCTAGCCTGTGTGCGCGAATCGTTGTCAGTAAACATAGGCATTCCATATGCTTCATTTGTTTGTAACGTATGATCTGCAGTTATGAACTGAACGGCACCGTTGTGACGCCCTAAAGAATCATGAGAAGCTAAATTTCCTTCAAGCTTAAATCCAGCATTTTTTACTCTTCCCGTAAGAGAAGTTGAAGAAACATCAGTCGCAGTTCTATTAGCTCCTGCGCCTAATACTCTCATATAAGTCAACGCTGTTCTATTCTTTAAAAACTCATTAACGGCATAAGGACCAAATTTTTTAGGATCTAAATTACCGAATAAGCTAACAAACTCATTGAAATTAGCGACAGTAACAGGAACAAATGCTGGTCCCTTATTCGACATTCCAATTACACCAGCTGGTACCCCTACCGGCCCTCCTCCTGGTGGTGCTTTTAATTCAATTTCTCTCTCAAAAAAATTAGGAGACCTAAAAACTTGCTCAGCCATTATCCTGCTCCTTCATGCGATGAATAAACTTCTCTTATAAGTATTAAAAAAAAATCAAAAAATAAAAATCAATCATCCTCACCAAAAATATGGTAGGATAATCCTCCTAACAATGCGTCGACAGTTAAAGGAGCAGGAGTTGATCCTACTTGAGAAGCAGGTTTTATAACTGACTCTCCAGATGCTTGATTCATCGAATAAACTCTAACGTAACCTCCATTAGGGGTTTTTTTATAAACAGGTTCAAATTGATATGTTTGAGGGGTTCTCATTCTTCTTGCAGGATCTTGGGACAACGTTACATCTTTAGGATCGTACAGCAATGTTCCGTTTGCATTTCTTTGATCTATTCTTCTGTTCTCTGAATCTGCCAATGGAAGGGTCGGATCATCGGACCCTAAAAAAGGATTGACGACTGAAGATCCAGCTTCATTGTTAATAACTCCTCCAAGAATGTTAGTTTCAAATGAAACGACAGGATATGAAACCCATCTTTTTATAGGAACTCCATTTCCAGGATTCTGGGTTGCAAAGAAATATGACTTTACATTAACAGTAAACTTATACTTTATGACTCTTTCTTCTTGTCCTATTTCATCTAGGTTGTTTTCAGGTTCATATGAATTGTTGTCAACGGTGGCAATAAACCAGTATCCTTTGGGCGTTTCAAGTTTCCATGAATTAGCCTGAGGAAGAAATGATGACACTATTTGTTCCAATAACTGATTCATGTGTTGTGTATATTGCGTCCACATTGTGACTTCATATGAAACATTATAGAATTGTGGTGATGGTATGACAATCGTTTCGTAAATGTTATTAGTTTTTACGTCAGCCAACCAAGCTCCATCATTCGCCAACGGCTCAGAGGCATTTTCTCCGACAGTTCTATCCGTCAACAACTGAGAATCTAAATGCTCTTTTGTAGAATTCGTAGCAACATTCTTTTGATTTTTTAACAAAAATCTATTAATAAGATTTTGATAACCTCTGTCAGACTTATCCAACCTTCTTCTTATCACGATTTCTCCAGTCTGCTGGTTGATTCCTCTACCTGCAATATCGTTGGACAAGTCTTGAGAAATTGAAGTTCTAGATATGGTAAGCAGCGGTAATATGAGAGAATTATTTTTGTCTCTTAACGCTCTTTTTTTCTTTAATATGGCCCATTTTTCTCCTGTTGCAAAGATCACAGGAACCTTTTTAAAATCAGAATTATCTCCACCTACCTGTAACTTAATTTCATTTTCAAACAATTTAAATAAGGCAATATCAACATCTTCTATGCCTACTGATGGTATCGTTATGTCTGCAATTCCTTGGTGGTTATCAACATTTATTCCTGTAACGCCAAACCTATTTTGACTTTTAGAATTGAACCTAGTAGGCATAATCATTCCTCATCATAAAATGCATTTCCAGCTCCAGTACTGTCACCTTTTTGAGACACTTGCTTCTGTCCAGACAACGGTTCATCAAGAACTCCATTTTTAACGAGGTCCCTGACATCTCCAGTAGGATCACCGTTTGAATCATTCACATATCCTCGTTGCTGAACAAACGTTCCTTGAATCGCATCTTGGTCTGTATACTTAATGTCAGTCGGACCATTAGTGAGGGCTTTAAACTGGCTTTCACGAACTCTTGTTCCTACAAGAGACACACCATCTATGTTTTCAGATTGCCCATAGATCGTTCGCATGTACTTATATTCTGCGATTTCATAGAATATTGCTCCAAAAGAAAAGTAATCTCCTATAGAAGGATTGATCGTTTTTTCTACCATGTCTCTATGTTGTATGTAGACCTCTAAAGTAAATTGTGCATCAATTCCAAACTTGTTGATCTTAGTTTCAGTTTGGAATTCACTATTCACAAGAACATCAACGACTATAGGATTATCAAATATCTTCTGTAAAGCTTCATCATATACCTCATGAGACTTTGTCTTTGTCTCAGAGACAGGATAATAGTAAATCTTTTGACCTACTACATCTTTAACAATTTCTTTTGTTATGTCAGAAATAAAGTTTATTTCTCTTTGTGTGATAAAAAGCCTTGCCATATTATCCTTTCATCACCCTATGACTATTGACTTACCTAATGGCATTGGGATGTATCTTAATTGTTTTTGCATATTTTCTGCAGCTAAAGCATCTTGTTCTAACAACTTTGCATGAGTCAAATTTGCTAAAAATTCTTTCATTTGAGTTGTTAATTTGTCTTTATCTTCACGGCCTTGACCAACTAAAGCATCTCCGTTTAGTTGAAGTTCAGCATTTGGAATCGGTATTGTTGAGAACTTAGAACGAATTAATCCTAACAATTCTTTACAAAGAGCAAGAGTGTATTGTCTGATCCATTGCTTTCCAGGCTGATTTACTGTTGCAAAGGGTATGTTGCCAAAAGGAATGTTGCTAGGTCCAGATATACCGTATATAGAATCATCTGCATATGCCGTTGGGTTTAAGGGGTCGTGCGGAGGCATTAGCTTTATGAATAACTTTCCTGTTTGTAAATCCGTAGAAGGAACAGGATAAATTCTTAAATTACTTCCTATTATTTCATAAGAATAATTTGAGCGCCTAACTCTAAATGCAGTTTCTAACATACCTCTTCTAAGAACGTCTTCGAAGACTGGAAGAACATAGAACACTGTTGAATTGACGTAAGATTCATAGTTAAAGTTCGTCGCAAGAAAGTTAGTTACGTTCGAAGCATTTAACAAAAACTGTTGTGACGCTAGGGGTTCCATATGAAATAACTCTACGACCTTTAACTTACCTTTAGATCCAGAAGCTAAAGTGTCATACACTACCTGATCTTTATTCACTCCAGATGCAACCTTTACGTCTTTATAAATGTTGTAATCCTGTTGCCCAGAAACAAGGTCGATGTATCCTAACGTAGCATCATATGACCCACCGACGTATGCTTCAGTTGCATACGGTTCTGCCATGCGTAGCAAGTATTCTACAGTTCTTTTTGCATATCTGTTTGTAAGGTCAGTCGACCCTGTAGGCATGCCTAACACGTTAGTCAAGTCAGAGGTTATCTTCATTTCGTGTATTAAACGAGAATATTCACAGCATGCCTCTTCAAAACATGCCCAAATTTCTTTTTTAGTTAACTCAACAGAAAGAACATCATCACCTAATTTTCTTTTTACAAAAAGAACCATCGAATCAGCTTCAGTCTGAAACGATGCCTCTGCATCAAAAAAACCAAACGGCGTTGGATTAATCGTTGTTGCGAATGTTGTCATATTAAATTTAAACCTCGACGCACGAGATGCTTAAATAAAAATATGGTAGACAACTAAAACATCTCAAACATTTTTACCGCGTAATTAACTTCTTGAGCTTGTAATCTGAAAAAATATATTATGACAATTTTATGACAATTAGTATGTAACTATTTAGATAGCTCAGTTCGTTAGCGAATACTTATCATTGCGTAGAAAATCGAGCGTGGTGCTCGATTACTATGTAAAAAATAACTAAATTAGGTGGTAAAATGGCTTTTACTAAAGTTCAGCAAGCACAAATTAGCGGTTCGCTTTCTTTCAACGATGCACTCTCTGCAGGTTCATCATTAGCTTCAAAATCTACTCTCGCAGGAGATCTTGACGCACTTCGCTCTCAGATGAAGAGAGTCCTCGGCGTAACAAACTGGTACGACGAGCTCGATGGTTCACAAGACCTTTCTACAATCTATGCTGCAGTTCATATGGACGGAACCAAGTCAAACTTCCAAGGCGCGATCGACGTCGCTGGAGTTGCTGATTTCGATTCAGCAGCATACTTCGCTAGCTCTGTCGGAATCTCTGGTTCACTCGCGGTTGCTCAAGCAGCTTCATTCGCAAATGGAGCTTCTATCTCCGGAGCGGCGCTCGATGTCAATGCTGATTTAACTGCAAACAAGATCAGCATAGATGGAGATACAGCACAACGTCTCTACATCGTTGATGCTAACGGTTCCCTCAAGGATGAGTCCAAGCTCATCTTCGACGGATCTGCATTATCAGTCGATGGTGGACTCTATGCAAGCGGACCAGCAGGACTCTCTGGTTCTCTTCAAGTTGCAGGAATGGCTGAATTCGCTCAAGCCGTTTCTATGGCAAGCACACTCACCGTAACTGGTGCGACAACCCTCAACGGCGGATTGTCAATGGACTCCGGTGCATTCTCAGTACAAGACGAAACAGGAAACGTTGCAACAGCCGGTTCATTGTCCGTCGCGGGAGGAGCACAACTCAATGGTGGATTGACGATGGACACAGACAAGTTTGTTGTCCAAGACGGAACCGGTAACACCGGTATCGGCGGTATGCTCGGCGTCGCAGGAGCAACTACACTGAGTTCAACGCTCAGCGTCGTAGG